CTCACCGACGCCCGCCGCGCCGTGAGCCGCCTCGCCGGTGATGAGCGGCGCCAGTTCCTCGACGACTGGCACATCGACGACTTCAACGGGCCGTGGCCCGTCGAGGCCGTCGCCGACGCCCTGAGCCGGGGGCCGGCGCGGTGAGCCCCGACCAGAACGCCGAATCGGTGCGGCACGACGTTGCCGACGTCTACCTCGACGCCGACGGATGGCTGTGGTTCGACTGCGAGTGTGGGCAACAGTTCGGCCCCTTCCCTGGCCGCGGTGAAGCCAACGATGAGATGGTCGACCACCGCGCACAGATCGACGGTTCTGGGGCGGACCGGTGAGCTATCGACTCACCGAGTACGGCGTCGGTGGCCCGTTCACCTACCCGAGCACGTACCCGACCGTCGAGCAGGCCCTCCGCCGGGCCGAGGCCATGCTCGTCGGACTCGAGGCTCATCCCCAGCGCCGGCCGCTGCGGGTGGTGGTGATCGACGCCTGGACGCGCCAGCCCGTGGCCGCCGTGACGCCCGAGCACGGGCCCGACCCCTTCGACGAGCCGTGAACGTGGGCGCACTGGATTGGGCCCTCACGACCGGGCTTGAGCCCGGCGCGCGCTTCGTGTTGGTGGTCCTGGCCATCCACGCCAACGGCGAGCTCACCGCCTGGCCGTCGGCCGGCCTGCTGGCCCGGGAGACCGGCTACCACCCGAGCTCGGTGCGGCGGATCCTCGACGACCTCGAGGACCGGGGCCTGATTGACCTCGAGCGTCGACGTGGTCGATCAGCCGTCGTCGTCATCCACAACCCCGCGCCTCAGGCGCGCACCTCGGTGGACAACCCCGCGCCTGAGGCGCGCACCCACCCCGCGCCTGACGCGCGCCACCCCGCGCCTGACGCGCGAAAACCCCGCGCCTCAGGCGCGACAGAAGTACTCAAGAAGTACGCAGGAAGTACCGCCGCGCCGGACTCGGTCTATCCACAGGAGGCCGTCACCGTCGACGAGCAGACGTTCCTGCCCGGCACCGGCTGGCCCACCGGGCCCGACGACTGCGCGCTGTGCGGCGGCACCGGGTGGGTGCAGAACACGCCCGCCACCGGCGAGCCCGAGACCTACCGGCCCTGTGCCCGCGGCTGTCGAGGAACGGCGCTGTGAGCACCAGCCTGTACCTGAACGGAACCGCAGCAGAGCCGGTGGTGTGCGATGCCATCCGCCGGCTCGGCTGGGCCTGCGAGCTGTTCGGCACGCGCCACGGTGGTCCCCGCGAAAAGGGCGGTTGGGATCTGCTCGACGGCTTGCCTTGGCCCGAGCCGGCGAAGTTCCTGCCTGACCTCGTGGCCCGGCGCGGTAACGACCTGCGCTGGGTGGATGTGAAGACCGTGACCCGCAGCAAGTACCAGAACGCCTCTGTCTTCAAGGACGCCCACCAGGCGCACCTCGACCAGCTGTTCATGAACTGGCATCCCATCCTGTACGTGATGTGGCCCCACCAAGTGGCCGCCTACGTCCACGAGGTGGACCGGGTGCGCCGACAGGGGCCGTCGTCGCCGAACGGCTCGGGCCGTGACTACTGGCTGTTCCCACTCAGCAGCTTCCGGCCCCTCGCAGAGGTGTTCCGGTGAGGGCCGCCCAAGTGATCCCGCGCACGGCCCACATCGTCTGGCCCGGCGGCTACCTGCCCACCAAGGGCGGCGCCCGCCGGGTGCGGCCCGGTTACCGGGGCCTGTGGTGCGAGGCCTGCGAGTGGACCCAGCACCTGCCCCGCCGGGTGTGGACCGCCGACGAGCTCGAGCACCTGCGCCGCCAGCACCTGCTCACCGCCCACCTGTCCGAGCTCATCGCCGGGGCGGTGGTGCTGGACCCGGACCTGGTGGTGTTGTGATGGCCGCGGGAACTGAGAGGTTGAGCCATGGCTGGCGAAGATGGCTGGCGGGCTGGGCGCGCTTGCCGGGTGGTGGGCCACGCCGGGCCCGAGCTGTGCACGCTGTGCCCGGTGCGGTGGGACTGCCTGTACACGGCGCTGCGGGGCCGCAGCTCGGACCCCAGGCGCGGGGGCCTCGATCGCTACCACCGCGCCGAGCTGCTGCGGCGCGCCGGCGGTGATGCACGCGAGGCGTTGGTGGCGGCCTGGCACCAGGCCGAGCAGGGCATCGGCTGGCCTCGAGGGCGGACGTGAGCTCGGACTTCCGAACCGCTGAGTATCGGCGCAACCGCACCACGCTGCTGGCCGACCACCCGGTCTGCTACTGGCGCCTCGAGGGCTGCACCGGCAAGGCCACCACCGCGGACCACCGCGTGGCCCGGGTGGCGGGCGGCGACGACAGCCTGGCCAACCTCGTGCCCGCCTGCGCCCACTGCAACTACGCCCGTGGCGCCGGCGTCACCAACGCCAAGCGCGCGTCGGTGGCCGCGGTGCGCGCCGAGGTTTTTGGACAGCGCTTGGGCCAGCAGCCCGCCAACCGTGATGCGATATCGCCCGGGATGTCGCCCGACCGAGGCCGACGACCACTGACGGTGGCGGACGTGCCCAAGCGCGGGCGGACCGAGCCCAGGCTGGCCACGCCGGTCGCGGGGGCTGGGACCTACGGGCCCCTCGTCGCCCGCTGGGCCCGCCGGCACATGCCCCACCGCCCGATGCCGTGGAACCGCCTCGCCTGGGACCGGGTCCTGACCCATGACGACGGCCGCTTCGTCCACCGCCAGGCCCTGATCTCGGTCTCGCGCCAGAACAGCAAGACAACCTGGGCCGAGGCGCTGGTGGGCTGGTACCTCACCGACTGGGTCGACCGCCTGGGGCATGACCCGGTGACCGTGGGGTGGCTGTCCCACGACCTCAAGCTCACCGAGCAGGCGTTCATCTTCTTGGACCGCCTGCTCGAGCACCGGGTGCTGTACCGCACGTACAGCTTCGGGCGCCAGCGCCTCGAGCTGGACAACGGGTCCACCCTCGTGACCCAGTCCAACAGCCTCGGCGCCGGGCACGGCTGGTCCCTCGACATGGTCGTCGTCGACGAGTCCTGGAAGGTCAAGCCGGAGGCCGTCAACCAGGGGATCCTCCCCGCCATGCGGGCCCGGCCCATGCCCCTGCTCGTGATGACCTCGACCGCCGGCGACGAGAGCTCGGTGCTGCTGCGGTCCTGGCGCGAGCGGGGGCTGTCCCTCATCGAGGCGGGCACGCCCAGCTACCTGTGCTTCCTGGAGTGGAGCCCGCCGCCCAACGTCGACCTCAGCCAGCCCACGTACTGGTCCTGGCCCAACCCGTGCCTGGGCAAGACGCTGGACCGCGAGACCCTGCTGGCCGAGTTCCAGGGGCCCGACCGCTCGGCGTTCTGGCGGGGCTCGCTGAACACCTGGGTCCAGAACGCCGCCGGCTGGCTCGAGCCGGGGTGGTGGGACCGCTGCCGGGCGTGCCAGCTGCCCGACCCCCAGGGCGGGGTCGTGGCCGCCGAGGTGTCCCAGGGCGGCGACCGCTTCGTGGCCGTGCGGGCCTGGACCCATGACGGGCTGAGCTACGTGGCGCCGGTGATCGTCACCGAGTACGAGGACGCGTTCTGGACCGCCGTCGACGACGCCTACGGCGGGCTCGACGTGCTCGCGATCACGCCGACGCTCGAGGCCCACTGTCCTCGCGAGCTCACCCGCAAGCGCGTGACCGTCGGCATCCGTGAGCTGGCGCGGGCCACGCCGCTCGTGCGGGGGATGATCGCCCGGGGCGAGGTGGCCCACCCCGGCTCGCCGACCTTGGATGAGCACATCGGTCGGGCCGTGCAGGCCCGTAACGCCGGGCTGTCGACGGCGCACAGCTCGGGCCCCATCGAGCTCGCCCGCTGCGCGGTGTGGGCCCTCAGCCTCGCCAGCCGGCCCGGCTACCGCACCAAGCCGGCGCTGGGCTTCTCGACGGCCTGACGAGAGAGAACTACAGACTCTTCCCTTGGCGCGGCGGCGCGTGTTCGCATCCGGCCATGACGCCTGCGCGCAAGAGCACCAAGGACACCGAGACCGACGAGACCGACGAGACCGAGCCGGCCAAGGACGCGCCGGGCGAGCAGAGCTGGGCCGACTTCGTGAACCGCGAGCCCGAGGGCGAGTGAGACAGCTTCGCTACCGCGACCGCCGGGTCGACGCGGCCCGGGCCGTGCCCCGGCTCACACCCACGTCGGGGTTTCCCGTCGGCGCGGGCATGGGCTGGGGCACCGGCTACCGCCAGCTGGTCACCGCCGACTTCCCCGCCCCGCCCGTGGCCGGGGTGTGGGACCGGCTCACGCTGCTGACGATCCCGGCGGTGTCCCGGGCCCGGGACATCCTGTGCGCCGCGGTCGGGTCGCTGCCCCTGACGCTGTGGCGCCTGTCGTGGTCCGACGGCGCGTCGGTCGAGCAGCAGGTGCCCCCGGCGCTGTGGATGGGCCGTCCCGACCCCAACACCACCCGGCACTGGCTGCTGGCCTGGACGACCGATGATCTGATCTTCCACGCCCGGGCCTACTGGTACATCACCGGCCGCTACGCCACCGGCTACCCCTCGGCCTTCGAGCGGCTGTGCCCGACCGACGTCCAGGTCGACGCGGACGGGGCGGTGAGCTACCGGGGCCGGCGCCTGGACCCCGCCGACGTCGTCGAGTTCTGCAGCTTCACCGAGTCGGTGCTCGTGACGGGGTGGCGCACGTTCAACACGTCACTCAAGCTCGAAGACGCGGCGGACCGCTTCAGCGCCACCGAGGTGCCGGCGGGCTGGCTGAAGCAGACCGGCGGTGAGCCCCTGTCGGCCACCGAGCTGGGCGAGTGGGCCGACGCCTTCGCCGAGCGGCGCCGGGCCAACGTCACCGCCGCCCTGGGCCTGGACTTCGACTACCACGAGGCATCGGCGGACCCCGAGCGCTTCCAGCTGGTCGAGGCGCGTGACCACCAGGCCCTCGAGGCCTCCCGCCTGATGAACGTGCCGCCGTGGGCGGTGGGCGCGCCGTCCAACAACTCCATGACCTACCAGAACGCCGAGACCGCCCGGCGCGACATCATCGACTTCGGCGCGCTGCCGTTCATCAACTGCATCGAGCAGACCCTGGGCGGCCCCAACGTGGTGCCCAACGGCCAGTTCGTGCGCCTCGACCTCAACGCCTGGCTCCGGTCGCCGTTCACTGAGGGCGATCCGTCGCCCAACGACATCCAGGACGCCTTCCAGCCGCCCCAGCCCCAACCCAGCCCGCCGGCGCCGGCGGCGCCGCCTGCCGAGGGGAGCCCCGCATGATCCACGCCTTCTTCGACGCCACCATCGCCGCCGAGCCCGCCGGCGACGAGGCCTCCACCGACCGCACCATCCGCGGCATCGCGGTGCCGTGGAACCGTGACGGCCGCGTGAGCTCGGGCCAACTCGTGCGCTTCCTGCCGGGCGCCCTGGACGCCGCCGCCCGGCCCGTGGTCGCCCTCGGCCATGACAGCGGTCGCCCCGTGGGTCGGGTCGTCGACAACACCTCGACCGACGCCGGCATGGCCACGGTCGTGCGCGTCAGCCGCGTGCGCGACGGCGACGAGGCCCTGGTGCTGGCGGCCGACGGCGTGCTCGGCATGTTCTCGGTCGGCGTCGATCCCACCGAGTTCACCTACGAGCAGAACGACGACGGCGAGCAGGTGCTGGTCGTGGCGGCCGGCGACTGGCAG